TCAACGGCAACCGCTGCGCCAGCGGGCGAGCAGCGCGGCGCCGTCGCTGTCCCCCGTCCCGATCCGCGCCGGGGTCCGCGACAGCCGCGGCGCAGGCGCAGGCTGGCGGCGGCCCTGATGCTCGACGAACAGGTCGCGGGCGACGGCGTGCGGATGCTCCGCCGCCTCGGCGAAGGAGAGGATGGGCGCCACACAGGCGTCCAGCGGCTCCAGCAGCGCCGCCCAATCGTCCCGACTGCGAGTAGCGAACCGCTCCGCCAGCGCAGCACGAAGCTCGGCGGGCAGCACTGCGCCGCGATTGCGGAAGCCTTCGGGCAGGTCCAGCGCAGCGACCAGCGCCTCCCAAAAGGGCTGTTCCAGCGCCCCCACCGCGACATGCCGCCCATCGGCACAGGCATAGCTGTCGTAAAAGGGCTGGGCGCCGCCCAACAGGCTGTCGTTCCGCCCGGCGGGCAGGCGCATCCCGTGGAACATCGCAGTCAGCGCGACAGTGCCGTCCAGGATCGCGGCGTCGATCACCTGCCCTTTGCCCGACCGGCTACGCTCGACCAGCGCCGCGCAGACCCCGAACGCCGCCATCGCCGCGCCGCCGCCCATGTCGCCGATCAGGTTGAGCGGCGGCGTCGGCGCCTCGCCGGGCCGCCCGATCCCCTCCAGCGCGCCGCTGAGCGCGATATAGGTGATGTCATGCCCCGCCCGCTGCGCCAGCGGCCCGTCCTGCCCCCATCCGGTGAGCCGGACATAGACCAGCCTCGGATGGGCGGCGAGCATCGCCTCCGGCCCCAGCCCCAGCCGCTCCAGCACGCCGGGCCGAAACGGGTCGATCAGCACATCGGCGGCATGGATGGCCTCGCGGACCGCGGCGGCGCCCTCGGGGGTCTTGAGATCGGCGGCAAGGGTCGCCTTGCCCCGCCCCGTCACCGGATCGGCATAAACCTCATACCCCGGCCGCGCGACCCGCAGCACCTCCGCCCCGAAATCGGCGAGCAGCATCCCCAACGTGGGGCCGGGGCCGATCCCCTCCAGCTCGACGACGCGGATGCCGTCGAGCGGGCGTGCCGATTCGGGTTGTTCCTGTGGATGCATCAGCCCTCTCCGCCGCGCGTTTGCCGCGCCTGGAGACAAAGTGCGCACGGCCATCGCGGCGGCGCAAGATCGGACTTGTGCATGGTAGCGGAGGCCCGCTGCACGCAATCCCCCAGATGGCGGCTAAGGATCAGCGCCTAACGCACCCCCTGCCCCACCGCCGCCCACCATGCCTGCCACCCCCGCGCGATCACGGTATTGCGGGTGCAGGTGTCGAGGTCGGATCGAGGAACGATGGCAAACCCACCGCCTGCAGCAGGATCGCCGGCGGGATCGGCAGCGGCGGGCACTCCCGCGTGTCCGCCACCACCTTGACCGTCTCCGGGCGCCCCCCGCCGCATCCGCTCAGCATAGCGAGCGGCAAGAGCCAGATTGTCGGCAAGCTGCGTCTGGATATCATGCTGGGTTTCCTTTGCGATTGCGTCGTCCCGCGCGCGCACCGCGGCGACATGCTCCAGGTCGGCGACCTTAGCCTCCGCAGTTCCACGCTTGAATTCGGCAATGGTCAGCCGGTGGCGGTCCTGCTCGCCCGTGAACTGGCTATGCCAATGCTGCGCGTCCGCCTTGGCGATCAGCAGCGCGATCGTCAGGGCAAGCACCGCCGCCCCCAGCATGCCGGCCATGATCTGCATCGCCTTGCCGCGTGCCATGTCGATGACCCCGCCCATCATTCCTCTTCCGGATCGGGCCACTCTACCCCGAGTTGCAAGGTGGCGCCCGCTCGCAACGCCGGGCCGTCCTCGGGCTCGACATAGTACCCGACATTACCACCCGGCCCGAGAAAGGCGCATACGCGCTTCCCGTAGCGATCATATCGGTCGCGCGGATAAAAGGTCCCACCGGGACCCAGCGGGGGTTCGAAAATGCTTTCCGCCCACGCGATATAAGCGTCACAGGCGAGCGGATCGTCCCAGGTCAACATCATGCTAGGCATCGAATTTCCTTTCAACGTAGCAGGCGAGTTAGTTGCACGGCTTGGTTGGCGGTTAGAGGCTGCATCACCAGAACGTCCGCAATCACGCCTGGCCAGAAAGCACCGGCTATTGAGGTCGAAGAGGCCCCAAACCTTAGGCGGACATTCCCCGTTCCAGCCAACCTACCGGTTCCGGTTACCAGCGGACCACCGTTGACCTGCACGGCATTAGCGCCATCTGCAAATACGCTGCGGATAACGAAAGGCCCGCCGCTGAAGTCCGTTCCATCATCACGAACCGTCGTGTTCGTGGTGCCATCGGGGACATTGATCCCCGCGCGATTCACGCCAGCGGGCACACTTTTCTGCACCCGCCGTGAATTTGACGCCGAGGTCCCACCCGAACTGAATACCACAAGCGTTCCGGTGTCCGCGAGTGAGGGCTGCATGACGCGAGTCCACACCTCATATGGCGCAGAACCAGAGAACAGCGGCGACGGCGTCAGCTCCACATAGTCGTCAGTCCCATCAAAGCCGGCGCCGGGAAAACCAGCATAGCTGTTTGGCGACCAGATTGGTTTGAAGCCTGCGGTAGTCTGAGTCACCTTGTAGCCGGCGATCATATCGGTCCATGACCGTATCGCCGCGCCGTCCAGCTCCATAAGGTCCGGGCGAGTCGCAGACCAATGCGCGATCAGCGACGCACCAAGCAGACGGCGCGGCGTCATCCTATCCAGCACCAGCTGGCGGACAGCGGGATGCATTACAGCACGATCCCGTACAACAGCACCTGGCGCGCGACAGCGGTCGGCGTGAAGCCCGCGACGGTCTGCAACCCGCAATAGATGCTGGAGGTCACCAGCTTGATATCGATGTCGACATTCGGCGTCTTCACGTACAGCGCCGCGCCGAGGTCGACAGGCGTCCCGAGCGAGATCGATCCGCGATAGGGGGTCAGGTCGGCACTGGAGAGCGCCCATGTATCGTTGTCGACCCACGCCGTTGGCGCCGCGCCATAGCATTGCAGCGTATAGCCGCCCTCGCTCGCCTGGAGCGCAGTGGCATCGATCTTGACGATTGCAGTCAGGATGCGGATCAACGCCCCCGCCGGCACCGCGCCGCCATCGGCATAGGTGAAGGCGAACTCCTTCGCGACGTCGATCAGGTCCCCCGCCAAATAGGCCGCAGCCGCCGGGGTGAAGCTAGCCGAGGCAGTGATGCCCGTCGGGGCCATGGGAATGCCGGTCTCCCGAGAGCCCTCAACCCATGGCTGCCCGATCCCGCCAGTGCCCAACGACACCGGCACGGCCCCACTATAGATATGCGGTCCAACTCTGGTCTCGCTCACTTGCCGTCTCCCTTGGAAGAATTGATGCCCTGCAGGCATTCCGCCCGCTCGCGCTCGCGCCGCAGCCGCAGCCCGCGCACCTCGCGACCCCCGGCCTTGGTCCACATCAGGAAAGCGTCGCACCCGCCGCGCCAGTCGCCGGCGCTGAACCGCCGCGCCGCGGTCGACCGGCAAAAGCCGTGCACACCGATGTTGTAGGCAAGCGACACAGCCGCCACGCGCGGCCCCTCCCTGCCCTCGCCGCGCAGCCACGGCGTACAGGCCAGCACCGGCTCGGCATGCGCGACCAGCTCGCGCTCCAGCAGCGCCGCGCACTGCGCCTCGGTATAGGTCTGCCCGATCCGCACGCCGCGCGTGATGCCGTCGCACGCCGTCGCCACCCCGACGATGTCGAGATAGGCTTTCAGGTGCTGCGGCCCGGATACATGGCGCACCGTCACGGTCGACGTGACGGGGTCGGCCTGCGCCTTCACCATGCGGCCGCTTTCCTCGCGCGGCACCAGCACCAGCAACGCCATCGCCGCGCCGACGCCAACGACCTCGGCCAGCGTCCGCCGCGGCGTCGACTTGGCCGTCGCTGCCGCTGCGGCTATGCGCCCCCGCGGCTCAGTCATGACGCTCGCCCTGCTTCCACAGCCGCACGAGCACGATCGCCACTGTGAGCGCCGGCCCCAGCAACGGCGGCACCCATCCGCGCAACTCGGGCGGCAGCGCGGCGATCACCTGCACCAGCGTATCCGGCGCCGCGAGCAGATAGGTTGCGACCACACCCAGCAGCGCGGCAATCCGCACTGACCAGAACTTCCACGCCAGGCGCCAGTTATCGACCAGTCGCGCCGTCAGGCGCTCCAGCAAAGCACGCATCCTTGATCCTTTCAGAAGGTCCCGGTCAGGCCCCGGGTTTGCGAAGCCAGCTCGTAAGCCAGGCCGTCAGGTCCATCTTGTCCGCCGCGCGCAACAGCCCCTCCGCGAAGGAAAGGCCAACGAACCCCAGCAGCGCGCCGATCGCCCCCGCGCTGTCCTGCGGCAGCGCCCACCACGCCAACAGCGGCGGCGTGCCGTAAAAGCCACAGGTGACGCATCCGAACAGCAGCCACGCCGATTTGCGCAGCGATTCCGCCGGGCGGAACAACAGCCGCGTGATGCCACCGCACAGCGCCGCCAGCGCTATCCGCGCCTGCGCCACCATCGCCGGATCGAATGCCCCCGGCTCCATCTAACGCCCCCGATCACGGTGGAGCCCAGCGCCAGACCGATCGCGGAAGCCAGCAATGCGAATGACCAGCCCATCGATCCAGCCCCCCGCCACTGCGCATTGCACCACGAACCCCGCGTTGAGGATCAGCGCATAGGCCGTCCAGTCGAAGCCCCCCTGCGTCATCGACATCACGAAATGCGCCGGCATCAATGCCATGGACACGATCCCCACGAGCTGCGCCCGCCAGCTCGCCTCACGCTGCAGCAACACCATGCAGGTGACGGCAATCGCAAGATCGGTTGTCGTCATCACCGCTACCAGCCAACTTTTGGCCAGCACGCACCATGCCATCGATACCACCGCCCAACAGAGCAGCAGCAGCGCGCCCAGGCGCCCGCGCGAGTCATGGCACAACAGCCACCGCCGCTGCGCCGCCAGCGCAGCAAGGAAGGTCACGAGAAGCCCGATGTCCATGGGGACTTACTCGCCGTCGGGTTTAGGGGGCGTCTTCGGCGCAGCCAGCGCCAGCGTTTCGTCATCCAGCCCCATGTCGGGGCCATGCATCTCCAGTGCGGAGGCCAGCGTCCGGTGCAGCACGGCAACCGCCGCCTCGACACGGTGAAGGTCCGCCTTGATCCGGCGGACCGTTGCAGCTTTCGGCATCGGTATTCTCCTCTGGTTGAATTATTCCGCCTGTGCGCGCCAGGCGGCCCATTCGTCGCGCGGCACGGTGACGACGCCGCCTTCAAGCCGGATGAACTGCACCATGGGCTCGGTCACCGGATTGCCATCGGCATCCAGCGCCTGCTCCCCGGTCTCCGGCTCGAGCACGGGGCGATCGAACATGCCGATGCGCGTCCGCCAATCGCCGTCGTCGCCGATGTAGGAACGTCGGTCGCTGCCCTCGCACCACGCCGAAAAGGCTTCGCGGCCAATGGTTTTTTGTTCCAGCGTAATGGGATGTTCCAGCGTCACCGTCTCGGCATCGAATCCCGCGATCTTGCGCCGCACATTGCCCGGCCCGTACGCCGATTTTCCTATTACAGGTTCCATGGTGTCCCCTTCACGGCAGCATGTGCTGCGCGGTTTTCATGTTGGTGATCAGGGAGGCGATGGCAGCGCGCGCCTCGGTATCGACGGTGCTGCCACCGGTCGGAGCCGTCACCGCCGCCGCGCGGACCATGCCGATCACGCCGTTGGGCTGAAACGCCCCGCCCGCGACGATCCATCCGGCGGGATCGCCAACACCGCCGTCGATATGCGTGATCAGCGATCCATTGGCATAGCCGGTGGCGCTTCCGGGCGCTGCCGACAGAAAGACCATGCGCGACCAGCCATGATAGCCCCCGCCATAGGTGGCCTCGCGCTGGAATTTCAGTTCCTGAAATGCCTGCGAAGTATCGAAGTCCAGGCGCCCGTTGGGCTGGCCCGCGTGCGGATAGGCGCCGCCGCCCGGATCATAGCCGTCATATTTGATCAGCCAGTTCGACGAGGGATAGATCATGCAGTTGCGGATTCGCGATCCGGTGTTCGCCGATCGCGCGCCACTGACGATGTACAGCCCCTCGCCCGAGGTATAGGGGTCGCCATCCTCCTGCCCCAGCTCGTCGTAGAAGCTGAAATCCTCGATATTGGTCGCCGCATTGTCGAGCAGCACCACAAAATCGCGGTTGGGCACCGTCGTCGTTCCCATGCGCAACGTCCAGTTGCAGCGCCGGCCATGCGCCTTGCGCAGGTTGGCCTTGGTTCGGGAGAGCCTGAAGTCGCACCGCTCCAGCCAGACGCCGGCGCCCGCGCCATCGATATCGATGCACAGCCCCGTTGCAGGCAGCGGCGCACCGCGCTTCGGTCTGTCCGTTATGCGTACGCCGATCATCTGCACCGCGGTGCGCGGATCGCCGCCATACAGCGCCGCGAAATGCCCGTTGAGCTCGCCTCCCAGCACCTGGATGTTGGGCTTGTTCAGCCAGTATGCGCCATCGCCCGTGCACGCATCGATGATCACGCCCGACGTGGTGCCGCTGTCCGCGACGATCGCCGTGGCACCGCGCGACCCCTGCTCATAGACGCTGTCGCGCAGGCGCGTCGCGTCGATCTCGGTTCCGCTGCCCTCCGCCTCGATATCGCACGCGGCCTTGGGCGCCGAGCTGATATAGCCGCCCGCCACGCCGCTATTGGGGGCGTTGCCCGGTTCGGTGAACTTGCAGTTCAGGTGCCGCATCATATTCCCGCCCACCTGCGAGAATCCGTTGCGGCCGCAATTCGTCGCGCCACAGTTGATGAACAGGGCGGGCTTCCGATCGCTGGCGCCGGTCAGGCCCTCATATTTGTAGATGAAGCCGTCGAGCCCGACATTCTTCACCCAGACATTCTCGAACAGCACCTGGTCGCACTCATTGATCCGCACGCCGTCATGCCGGCATTGCCGCCCCGTATCGCCATAGGGACCGCCGGGAATCTGGTTGGCGATATTGCCGTCCAGCAACAGGTTGGAGACAGAAACCGATGCAATTTCGGTCAGGTTGATATGCGTCCCGATATCGGCGCGCTGCGCGGCGTTGTAGTTCGGCAGGGCCGTCGTCGGCGTGCCGCTCGCAAAGCCGCCGAAATACTGCCCGGGGGCCGAGCGTATCGTTGCGAAATTCCCTTCGACGATCAGCCATTCCAGCCCGGTGCCATTGAGGAAGTCTGCCCCCTGGAACGCCTGCCCGCCGCCGCCGGCGATCTGGGCACCGAACGAATAGACGGCGCCCGGCCGCAACCGGACATAGCCCCATCCCTGCTCCAGCATCGCGGCATACATTTCCGCGGAAGCCGCGCTGTCCGCCGCGGCGCCCGCATCGCCGATACCGAGCGCCCCGAAATCCTCCGGTGCCATCGGCGTGGCATTGCCCTTCAGCGCGTTCAGCCATGCGCGGAGCGCAGGCATATTCACATCCTGACCATCGGTCAGGATTTGATTGAGGGTCGTCACGATGATTCCCTTTCATGTGTCCGGTTACGCGCGCCCGATCAGGGCTCTAGGATCTTGATGTTGTGCGAAAGCACGTCGTTCGAGACATAGGTGTGGGCGCCGGTGACCGTCATCTTGACGACGTCGCCGCTGCCGTCCGCCGATCCGATATCGCGCATCCGCCGCCACAGCCCGGTGAAGACCAGGTGATCGCCCGTCGCCCGCAACACCTTGCCGCCGATCGTGGCAATCCAGACATCGTCGCTCGCCACGATCTCGACGGCCTCGACTGGGTATGCGCCCCACCCCCCGGCAATGCCGCTCAGCCGCTCTTCGTGCCGCGTCATCACCATGTCGCCCGGCACGATCTCGCCCGCGGGCTTGGTCGTTCCGTCCGCCATCAGGATCGGCGTATCGACGGTGACGCATGCGCCGCCCGGCGGCGTCGCGCCGCCGCCCTCCGCCGGCGGGCTGCCCGCCGTGGGGATGACCGCATAGCCCACATAATGCCGCCCCGGATGCGCCGACGATGTTCGCGCATCCAGGTCGTCGGCGTACAGCGCATAGGTCACGGCGCCACCCGAACGATCGTCGTCGTCATAGGCGATGGCGCGGAACGTCCCCGCCGCAAGTCCGCTCGCGATCGTCGCCCCGGTGACGGCCACGTCCGCGAAGCCGTCGGTATAGCGGCGGGTGTGATTGCTGATCGTGATCGCGCCGCCGTCCGCCGCGGTGATCGTCAACCCGACCGGATAGCTGTTGGCGATGGCGGTCTGCACCGTTCCCGCCGCCGGGATCGGCTCTGCGACTTCCGGCGTCGCCGTCCCCGATTTCGGCAGCTCCATGGCCGTCGTCCAGCTATAGACGTCCTCGTTTTCCTCGCGCAGCTCGAGGCCGATCCCGAAATCCTGCGCCAGCTTCCAATCGTCGACGACGAACGCATAGTTGCTCAGCGAATAACGCTGGGTATCGCACTGCACGACCTGCATGGGCGTGATCGCCATGCCCTGGATGTTCATCGGCCAGCTGAGCCTGCGCTCGCACAGCGCCCGGCGCAGCATGATCTCCAGGATGCGCTGCCCCCGCGTGTGGCTGCTGATATGCGCCAGGTCATAGTTGAGTTGCCGGATCGAATCGCTTTCCACGCTCCGCGTCGGCACCGGTTGCGACTGATAATTGCTGGCCGGGTCGATATAGGTCCCCGTCACCTCGGTCGCATATTGCTGCGGATCGCCCAGCAACGGCAATTTGAATCCCGCGGTCAGGTCGCGCTCCAGCAAGGTCGCGCTGGGCCCGACCCAATAACCCGGGCGCATGTGATACACGCCCCCGATATCGGCAGCCGTGGCGGCACAGCATAGTTCGAACGTCTGCCGGACCTTGCTCGGCTCGCTTCCCGTTTCGATCAGCGCGTCGAACGTATAGCGCTTCTCGGTCCCGCCTTCGGCCAGCGGCACGTCTTCGTCGCAAATATTGGTCCATGCGGCCAACAGGTCATCGTCGGGAATTTCATCGTCCGTCGCACCGAACCCGCCTTCCTCGCGCGGCAACTGCATCCACCAGTAGAAGGCGGGCACGGCCAGGTCGGTCCAACCCGTGTCGCCCGTGCGCGGATCGCGAATTTCATCCGTGCCCTGCACGATCGCGCTGATCGTCGGCAACCCCGCCTCGACCACCGCATCGGTCATCTTGAACTTGGCGTAGATTTTGCCGATGCCATAGCCGACATGATCGACGGGCCATTTGCCGCCCGTCTCCGCCCGCCATCCCGAGGGCGTCTCGTCGACATCATATTGCCCCCGCCCGAACCACAGCCAGGCTGCGTTGGCATAGGGTCCGCTGGTCACCATCCCGCTGCCGTCGACCGTCACCTGCTCGTCGTTCAGATACCATCCGGTATGCCCTGCGCAGCGATGCCCGGCAGCGGCGAAGATGAAATAGCGGTAATGATCCTTCCCCGATTTTCGCGGGTGGAAGAAGATCAGCTGCCCGCCCACCCTGCGCAGCCCGATCACGATCCAGCTATTGCCGACAGCCTGCCGAAAATTGATCGGCGATGGCTTCGCGGCGCTCGGCGTCCCCGCCAGCGCCTGCATCGCCAGACCGATCACCGTGGCGACCACCACGCTGGCGATGGCGGTGGCGACCGCCGTCGATATGCCTATGCCGATCGACGCGCCAAGCTTGACCAGTGCGGCACCCAGCGCGGGTGAAAGCAACGTCGCGCCCACCGCCAGCCCGATCAGCGCAACGACCTTGACGACCTTACCCATGATCGCCGCCCCACCCTTCGACCCGCCACGCCTCGTCGGCATCCCGCGTCGGGATCATCACGCCGCCGTGAAACGCGCTCAGTTCGCCCCGGCACACCCCCAGCGCCCATCCCCGGCGCACCACGTCGCCACGCCGCGCCTGCCGCAAGGGGATCGATGCGCCATGCACCGCGCTCACCACGCCGCCCAGGCCGCGAACCCCCAGCCTGCGCATCGTCGCCGCCCATTGCCGCGGGCTGCGCGGGCTCGGGCCCACGATCGCGCACACATCGCGCCCGGTCGCCGCCAGCACATGCGCGCGCCATCCATCGCCGCAATGGTCATCCCATCCCGGCGTCTGCCCCGTCGCTGTCCCCGGCATCAGCTTTGCGCCGCCTTCGCCCACAGCACGGATACCTCGGTCATCGCCGCGGCATATTCGAAGAACCGGTCGCCGGGGTGCTTGCGCTGCTGATATTCGTCGGTGAACCGCTTCACCGCCACGCGACGCTGGTCGATCATGCGGCTTTCGCCCGTCGCGGTGACGCTCAGCTCGGTCCCGTCGTCGATGATGTCATAACCCTGCAGCGTACCTTTCCAGATCCGCTTCGTGCCGATCACGCTGCGATGCGTCTCATCGAGCGCGCCGAAATGCAGCTCATAGGCGCAACCCCGCACCGCCTGGTCGGCCAGGTCCTCGCGAAACTCTGCGGGCACGCGCAACAGCGTGCATTTCAGGCCCGATGCGCTGCCGCTGGTGCTCTCCCCGCCCGGTTCGATCGACGCAACGCCCTCGATCCCCGTCCAGTCATGCCCGTCGAACGTCAACGTCCCCTTGCCGGTAAAAGCCCGCACCGGATCGGGCGTATCGATAAAAGGCGCCAGGAACGGACGCAGCACCGGCGCCGCGATCTCGGTCTCCAGCTCGGCGGGAAGCCCACGTCCGTCGGTCACGGCAACCACTCCACGAACTGAAACGAATATCCCGCCTGCGATTGCGACCGCGACGAATCCCCGGCGCCGGCATCGGTGTTGCTGAGCTGGAACACCCCCGGTGCCCGCTCGATCACCGCCGCGCCCGCCGATACGGCGGACTCCAGCGGCGGCTTGAACTGCGCCACTGCGCGACCATCCGCGCCTGCTATGGCGGCGCGCAGGATGATGCGCGGGCGTCCCAACAGCCCGATGTAATCGCCGATGTCAAACGCCACCGCCCCCGGCACGAACCCGCCGAACGCGATCGTCGTCGCGCCCTGTGCCGCCGCCTCGCTGGTCGGCACCGGGAACACCGGCCCCAGCGTGAACATCTCCCCGCCGGTGAAAATCTCGCCGCCGCTGAAGCCCCAGCGCTGCCGCTGGAGCCCGGAATAATAGCGCGCCAGCCCGACCGGATAGGGGCGGTGGAAATCCCACAGCCGCACCAGCACCTGGCCGCCGTCCAGTTCGGCCAGCATCGCATCCAGGCGTGGCCCGCGCGCCGAAACCCCCTCGCCGCCGAACCGCGATGCCGAAAAGCCCAGGTTCATCGTCCAGCGCGGCGCCGACAGGCCATAGGTCTTTCGCGTCCGCGTCAGCGGGCTTTCGCTCCCGCCGACATGCGGCTGCCAGCGCAGCCCGGTGCTGTTCGTCGGCAACAGGTCGGTCGGCCAGTCGATCACCGGCATATCGATCGTCGGCATCTATGGCGCCCGCCGCTGCCGCTCGTCGATCGCCTGGATCGCGCCGTTCTTCGCGGCCTGCGCCAGCAACAAGGCATCCTCCATCGTCACGGCGTTTCCTGCGAAGCTGTTTTCGAACTTCTGGTGGATATGCGTATCCCCGCCCCGGGCCGGGGCCTGCAGCATCCGCCGCGTCTCCGCCGCGGGATAGACGCGGCTGCCCGCCGGCGCGTCGATCAGCTCGGCGCCGTTCTCGCCCGCGATCATCATGCCGCCCTTCCAGTTGAGCGTGCCGGTGGCATTGCCGGGCGTCGGGAATTCCCCGGTAATAATGGGACCCGTGCCGGGCAGGCCACCGGAGCTACCGGAGCCGCTGGAACCGCCCGGAAGCTTCAGGATAGACCCCAAAATCCCGCCCATCGTCGTCTCGTTGGTGCCGAGCAGGGCATTCTTCAGCGGATTGACCGCCGCCAGCACAAGCATGTCCTTCAACAGGTCCTGCAGGACCCGCTTGCCCAGGTCGCCCCAGTTCTTCCAGTTATCGGGGTCGAAAATCGTATCGATCACGTCGCCGCCGATCGACCGCAGTTCTTCCATCGCCGCCTTCTGGCGGTTCAACTCGACCAGCACGTCTTCCAGCGCCTCCGCACGCGCCATCGTCGCCTGATACGCCGCATCGTCTTCGGTCAGGCCGTCGCGCTTCATCTGCCGCGACAGCTCCAGCAACTTCAGTTCACGTTCGCGGACGACCTCGCTCTTGCCCAACAGCCCCAGCTCGGCCTGAGCGAGCGCCAGCCTGTCTTCCTGGTCCTGCCGCGTGCGAACATAGCTTTCCGCGATCCGCTGGTTATATTCGACGCGCGCCTGCAGCACGCGCGCCTCGATGAAGTCGGCGCGATCCTGACCCGAATAGCCGCCCTTGTCGGCCTCGCGCTCCGCCGCACGACGCGCGGCATTGGTGGCCTGGACGATCGGGTTCTGGTTCAGATCCGCAACCGATGCCCGGATTTCGGCAATCCGCTCGCGCGCATCCGCGATGCCTGCCTGTGCCGCGCTCCGGGCTTCCTCGGCATGGGCTTCCTTCAACGCCGCCCGATATGCCGTGACCGCCTGCGTCAGCAGCGCCAGGGCCTCGCCCTGCGCCGTCGTCTGCAGCTTGAGCAAGGGACGCAGCGCCGCTTCGTCCGCCATCGCGCGGTTCATCTGCGCATAGGCGATCCGCCCGGCCACGACATTGTCGTTCGCCGCCTTGCGCCCGGCGGTCTCGTCGCGAAGCTGCGCAACGGCCTTGGCGCCGGTCACAAGCTGCTCTCCGACCATGATGTCCAGCTGCCGACGAACCTGCGCTTCACCATCGATCCCCTTGCGGGTCGCGTCGGTCAGCCCCTTGCGCGCTGCTTCCGCCTTCAACGCGGCATCGCTGTTCGTCAGATAGGCACGCGCCAGATCGAGCGAGGCATCGGCATTGACGACCATCGCCGCGCTCTGCCGAGCGATCGACTGACCATGCCGATCGCTATGCTTCCGGTTGGCATCCTGAGCCTCGTTGAGCGCGCGCTCCGCGGCTGTGCGGGACGCCAGGAGCTTCGCCTGATCTGCCTGAGTCTTCTTGCTGCGCTCATAGGCTTGATCGGCCTCGGTCGTGCTGATCGCATATTGCGCCTGCGCGCGATCCAGAGCCGATGTCGCGCCGGCAAGCTTCGCCCTCGACTCGATCAGCTTGGTATTCCCCGTCACCAATGCGCCGGTGTCACCGTTCAGCGCGCGAAGCTCCTTGCTGAGCTTTTCATTCTCGCGCGTCGCAATGATCGCCGCGCCCGCCTGTGTACTGATCTGCAAGGCCAGCGGCTTCAGATCGGGGCGCGACGTCCGTGCAAGGTTGGCAAGGCTGATCGACAACTTGTCGACGTCTCCCGCGGCGGCAGCGATGGCGCGGCTCACATCGGGGTCGGTCTGCCTCACCGCGATCGGAATGCCAACGCTGCTAGTAACCGTGGAAGGATTGCGAATCTGCTGATTGCCCGCGACCCGGAATGCCGAGTTGCGCTGTTCGGCAATGGCCTTGTTATTGTCCGCGATCTGAGCCTGCCGGGTAAGAATCGCGTTCAACACCAGCGCGCGATTTTGCTCGGTAAGACGCCCCGTGGTCGCGTCGATGAAATTTCCAATATCGCTTTGCCGCTGCTGGAATTTCTGCATTCCCTCAGCGGCTCTCTTCGCCGCTTCCTCATTCTCGAACAGCCCTTTGGTAAGGTATCCGAGCACGAGCAGACCGCCGGTAAGCGCAAGCCCCCACCCGGAGGTGATGAAACGCGCCACCTTGCCCAGCGTGCCTTCCAGATAAATCATCTGTCCGGCCAGCTGCCCACCTTGGACAGCGAGCACCGAAAAAATGTTGGCGCCCATGGAAATCTGCGTGAAGGAATCCTGCACCTGCTGGCTGACGCCGACCATCGCACTTCCGGACGACTTCAGCGCCGAGCTGTTGCGGGTGTGCGCCGTCGTCGCCGACTGCACCGCCGCCACTTCGCGCCGCTTGGCCGTCTCATATGCAGCCACATTCCCCGTCACCAGCGCCAGCGCGCGCTGGTCCGCCTCGACCGACTGTTGCTTGACCGCCTGCAACTGGCGCTCGACTGCCGCGACGCGCTCCGCCTTGCGATCGGCGGCCGCGATGGCGCGGGCCGCCGTCTTCTCTTCCTCGGTCCCGACCGAAGACACCTCGGCACGCACGGCTGCCCCGCCCTCGATACCCATGCGGTACATCAGGCTGGCAGTGGCGACCATGCGACGTCCCTTTCCTTATGCGTTGCCCGGCGGCGGGGACTATTCCCCGTCACCTTCCCCTTCACCCGCCAAATTCGCGATAACCGCCCGCTCGACGATCGGCAGCACGTCGGCGATCAGCGCCTTGTCCGCGCCCCGCGCCTCCGCCACCGCCAGCACCGCTCCGTAATCCAGCGCGAACGGGCGACCCATGCCGCCCGCGCGAAGCTGCCACCCGCAATCCGCAATCACTTCCCATGCGTCGCCGCCTTCGTCGGTGCGCGGCGCGCTTTTGCGGTACGGGCAGTCTTCGCACCACGCTTTGCCTTCGGCCTTGCAGCTGAGCCGGCAATAGCGGCTCCCGGCGTCGCCCCCGCTCCAGTGCCATTCGGCGAGGGCGCCAATCCGTTTTTTTCCGCGTCCCGCAGGATCACCGGCATGACGAGCGCGGCATAGGCGGCCTCGTACAGCGCCTCGTCGTCGAGAAACGCCTCCAGCGCCTCGGGCGAGAACGGCACCGCCACCTTGCCCTCCCGGTCCGCGATCCCGTCCCATCCCACGATCCGCGCGCGGAGCAATGCCGTGCCGAACGCCTCCCCGGCCTCGCCCGCCTTTTCCGGGCTGGCCAGCATAGCCGCTTCGTCCATCCCGGCCAGCACCGCGCTGGACGCGGCATAGGCGGCGCGCTTCATGGCGCGCGACACCGGAAGCGCCTGAACCCCCACCGCCGGGCGCGCGCCCTGCGCGGGGATCAGCTCGACGCGCGCGACGCCGACCTGCAGCGCATAGCCGTCCGCCATCAGTAGCTCGCCACGTCGTTGATCAGCGTCGCCGTCACCATCGCGGCGCCGCTCGGCTTCGATGCCTGGACGTTCGGCGACACCTGGATGCCGCGCGGCCCCTGAATCTGGCGCTTGAACTTGGGCAGGAACAGCCGTGGGGTCACGATCGACAGCGAATGCTGGTCGCGCGCCCAGCTCCGCGTCACGCTCACCGGCGTTCCCGCAGTGGCGGCATCCAGCAGCGTCTGGTCCTGGAACAGCATCGTCATGCTGCCCCCCGCCGACGCCGTTCCCGGATCCACGCCCGCGATCCGGCGATCGGAACGGATGACTTCGACGGCGTTCAGGTTGTTGGAGAAGCTGAACTCGGCGGACACGACATTGCCCAGCACGCTGCCGTCCAGGCTAATCTCGCCCACCGCCTGTGCAAAGCGGTCGGTCGCCAGAACCGATGGCGTGCCGGCGACCGAGGCCGCGGCGCCATCGGCCTCGCCCTGCGCGATCAGCCCCAGCGTCATGTTGAGCAATCCGGTGCGGCTCTGCGCGATCCGCAGCGTATTCCCGGCGATGCCGTAATGCACGAAATAGGGGTTGGCCAGCTCCGGATGCACAACCTCGGCGGACATCGACGGAAGCGACGCCGCGCCGCTGGCGAACACATGCCGCACCGTCCCGCGCGTCAGCGTCGCCGCCGATACCGTGCCGTTGCTCCCCGCCGACGCGGCCAGCGTGAAGGCATTCCCGGCCAGCCCCAGCGTGTCATAGACCACGTTCAGCTTCGACGTGTTCGTGCCGTCCGCGGCATAGGTCGCGGTCGCCACCCCGCTGACGACACTGGCGTTGAGCGCCGTGGCCGTCGCGGTCACCGTCGCCGCGACATTGGCGCCGATATTGATCTGGTTGCCGGTAGCGCCGCTGGCCTTGTACGTGAAGGCCGTGCCGTTGATCGTGATCGTCGAATCCACCGCGGGCTGCGCGGAAAAGGTGATCGATCCCGTCGCGGCAGCATAATTGCTCGTCGTCGGCGCCCCGAACAACAGCTTCAGCCAATAGCCGGTGTTGCGCACATCGGCGGGCACCACCACGTCGCCGGTATTGTTCAGCGCGCCCGCGGTCGGGTCGAACGGATCGCGCCCCTGCCCCACCAGGTTGCTTTCGATCAGCTCGCCTTCCTCGCCGATCGTGCCCGACACGAACGGCAATTGCGCCCAGTTGCTGCCGGGCGGCGTGCCATAGGTGCTTTCGAACTTTGCCCGCAGCAGCGCATTCGCGCCCAATGCACGTCCCATCGTTCAGTCTCCTGTGTCGAATTGCTCAGTTGAGCGGATCGGTAGTCGAATATTGGCCGGTGATCGGCACGATCATGTAATGCCGCGCCTCGCCGCCCTCGGGCGTGAAGTCGCCTTCCTCTGGCGCCCCGGCCTCGACGAAGTCGACCAGCCCGCCCAGCGTCCGGCCCGCCGAAACCCCCGCACCGATCGCACTCGCCATCTCGTCGAGCGCCAGCGCCGCCGCCGTCGATCCTTCGGGTGCCATCAATTGCACCTCGACCGTGTGGGTCAGGTGCCAGGTGCAGGGGCTCAGCGTCTGCGCGGTCACTTCCGGCGTTCCCGGAAACCCCACTGCCGCCCCCCCGGCACCAATGCGGAAATCGGTCGAGGTGTCGCCGTCGAACCCGCGGATATCGGCGCCGGGCAACGCAGCCGCGACCAGCGCCTTCACGCCCAGAATATAGTCCCGCCGCTTGGACATCGCCTATCCCCGATACTCGAAATGCGCCGCGACCCGCTCGCCCAGGCGAGCGCCCTGCCGGCGGAATATGCCGCCGAAATCGAGCGCCTTTCGCCCGGGTACGTTCTTGACCAGCACGAACATCAGCACCGACACGGTGCCCTTGCCTTTGCGCATCCGCATGAACAGCCCGATATTGCCGGTCTTCAGCCGCGCGCGTTGCAGCTTCCGCCCGAAACGCGCCTCGACTTCCGCCGGCGTCAGCGGACGGCGACCGAACCGGCTTTCGAGCGGAACCTTGTCGGTGGGCACCGCCAACGCACCGCCCAGCGGCGTGATGGGGTTTCCCCGTTCGTAATGCCCCAATATCGCCGCGGCGCTTCGCGATCCCGGCTTGCCACCTTCGGCGAAAACCATGCCTGCGGGGTCGAGGCTCAGCGTGCCGTTGTTCGGGTACACTTCCTTGCGGACAGCGCCGGCCAGCTTATAGCCCAGCCCCGCCGCCTCCACGTCATCGCGCATTTCCTGCTGCGCGGCGGCGATCGTCTCGCGCATGCCCAGCGTATGCGCCTTCTCCATCGCCGCGATCAGCGCCTTCTCATGCGCACGCGGCTTCGATGCGGTCAGGCTGGTCCGCAGCGCCATCAGCCCGCCACCACCGAAAAGGGCATTTCCCATACCAGATTGCGCAGGATGCGCGGCTCGCCCGATACCCGCAGCTGCTCGCCCGTCTCGACGCCCGCATCGTCGAGCATGTCGACAAGGTCGCCCTTCGCGGGCGCCGCCACGTCCGACTTGCGCACCCGCAACACTTCGCTTGTCGCGATGATGCCAAGCCGCCCGATCGTCTCGTCTTCGTCGGCGGACTTGCGCCGCACCCGCACCGGATCGGCCACCCCGCTCCAGCGCGCATCTTCCCCGAGCTCCGCAAACACGCTGTCGACCAGCGCCGCTCGAAGCTCGGGGAAAGACATGGCTGCGTCAGAGGGTCAAGACGAGCTTGACGCGACCGACGGCCGCCGCGCTGGCCTTCGCCGCTGCCGCGATTCCCGCCTTGGTATTGCCGGATGCGGTGGTCGTGAACTTCTTGTTGGTGTCGTCCCAGTACAGAACGGCGCCTTCGGTCCACGCCTGGCTGGTCGCCGCGGCAGCATCCTCATAGACGCCCTCGACATAGCCCGCGAACAGCGCGCCCGCCGCCGCCGAAACCGATGCGAATACCAGCGTGACGCCAATCTTGTAGAAAAGGCCCGCGACCACGCCGCCGCTCGGCGCCGTGAAGTCGAGGGCGTCACCGTCCTGAAAAAAGGTTGCCATCGTTCATCTCCGTTTTTGCCGCGAACCCCGCCGCAGCCGATTTTAGTGAAGCGGAGCGGCGACCAGCGCCGCCGTCGCAGTTACGCGCCCCCGTTGGTCTGCCCGGCCCGATAGTTGACGCCGCCGACACCGTAATCGAACAGCACCCGCCACTCGACGCCGCTGACGCGCCAGCCATCCTTCTGTTCGATGCGCGGTTCCTGCTCGCCGTTCAGGAAGACGACTTCGATTGCCGGGTTCACTGCCGGGTCGGCGAAGCCATACCAGCGCGTCCCGCTCAGGCGCGGCGTGCCGGTGATCGTATTGAACAGCCCCCGAACCTTGTTCGGCTTCTGGAATTTGCCGGCGGTGTCGGTGTCGTACTGCGAATCGTTGATCACCAGCGCGTCGCCGCGCATCGCGCGCGGGCCGACCCAGGCGTACAGCGGCAGGTCGATGAAGTCGTTGCCGCTCAGATCCTTCTGCGCCGCCATCGCCACGTCCATCGCATCGAACGACGCGATCGAAGGTGCGGCGGCGGTGGTGGCGATGTTGCCATGGTCGGCGTGGAACAGCGTCTTTCCGTCGTTCATCACCGGCCCGAGCCCGCTGTTGGACGTCAGGAGTGCATAGGCGTCGATTTCCACCGACATCTTGGCCGCACGCCCCAGGTCCTGCGCGACCTGGTTGAACACGCCCAGATCGTCATTGACGATCGCTTCGCGGGTCAGGCCGACAATGCCGCCCATCGGGACGGCGCTGATGACTTCCTTCGCGCCATCCGGAATGTTGAGGTTCTTGACCTCGCCATTCTCGCCGACGCGCTGGAGCCGCCCGAACGTGCCGCGCAGATAGCGCGGGGTAGCGCGGAAATCGTTGACCGATCCGACACCGGCCCACATCCGCCACGTGTCGGGCTGGATTGCATAGGCCGCCTGGAGCGACTTGTTCATGACGTTTTCCAGCAGCACGCTGAACATGCTGGTCGACTGGTACGGCCCGTCCATGCGCAGCATGATGGCCTGCTCGACCACCTGCTTGCGGTCGTAGCTGTCGACCCGGCGCCCGCTGCGCTCGATCGCCATGCGCGCGATGTCGGCGTTCGCGACACCCCGGAACTCACCGGGGCTCAGGTCGATCGTCTCGCCCCGTTCCTTCGCGGCACGCCGCACGATCTCGGCCAGCCCCGCGCGCTGCAGGATCGCGTTCGTCGCGCCTGCGATGAACTTCTCATGTTCGTCCTGGCCCATCTGGATCGAACGCCCCCCGGTCGAAATTCCACCGGTCGCCGCCTGATTGGCCTCGCCCGCCGCCGAAAACAGCGCCGCGCGCACCGCATCCGGGCTGATTTCGTCGCGTTCGTTCTTCTCGATCAGCTCCTTCGCCCGCGTCTCCACGGTCTCGCCGAACGCGCGCGCCTGCGCGCACAGCGCAATTCCAGCGCTGGCGGAAAGCATTGCGAAGCGGCGCTTCGCCGGAGCGGACGCCGGCTCGGTGGCCGCGCGCGTGCCTTCGACGACGATTTCGGTCTGGGTATTCTCCGGCGCAGCTACGCCGGTCGCATCAAGCGCCTGAGTGTCCATGGTCTTCTCCGTGATGGTGCAGGGGGCGATGGTGCGTTCCGCCGAACGCGCCCCTGCGTTCAGATCGGCGGCAATCGAGACGAGCGAGACTTCGGCAAAGGCCCATCGCGTGACGCGATACACCGGCACTTCGCCTTCCATCCGTTCGAAGATCATCTGCTGGCGCTGGTATCCCACGCTCGCTTTGGGCGGGGTGCCGGCGGCGAATTCCGCTTCCTGGCTCTTCGCCTCTTCGGATTGACCGAATGCGCACAGCGACAACACCTTGCCGCCCTCGAACCGCACCGATCGCACCACGCCCAGCCTGCCTTTCAGCGACCAGCGATCATGCGTATCGAGCAGCGGCGCGTTCCCGGCCTGCACCTGCGTCAGGTCGACGGCCTCGGCACGGCAGTCCAGCACTTCCCAATAATATTCGGCGTCGATGCCCAGCATCCAACCCGGCATCCGCACGGGCGTCTCGGTCGCCGCGTCCAGCTCCACTGTTCGCGCAACCGCATCATAGCTGCTCGACGCGGCGAATCGCTCTCCCAGCGGCATGTTCGACCGGCGCACGCCATCGCCCCCCGCCGTGGCGAGGTTGTCGGTATAGGGTGGCATCGTCAGTTCCCCTGGTTGGGCGCGCCGCCGTACAGATACGGCGCAGCCGCCTGCAGCACGCCGCTGTCGGTCAGCTTGCGCGGATCGCTGTCCAGCGCGAGTTTGAGTTCATCCAGCATCGCATTGATCCGGGCGATTTCGCGGATATGCGCTTCCCCGTTCAGCCCGCGCTCTGCCATCGCCTTCGTCGTCAGTTTCCAGCCCGCGCGAACTTCCATCAGCTCGCCCAGCAGGTCCTTCACCGGATCGACCAGGCGCCGCACCGGCAAGGCGAACGTCATTCCCACGTCAAGAAAGCGGGCATCGCCCGTCTGCCATGCCAGTCGCTGCATCCGCCGCATGACGGCAGGCTTGCACTTCAGCGGGATGACCACATTCTGCTGCCAGTCATCGAGCAGGCCATAACTGCCGTTCATCGCCGCCCGCAGCCCCGAATAATTGGCCTGGCTCACATCGCCGGTCATCAGGTGATACGGCACCATGTTGGCCGATACCCCCGCCAACTGCTGCTGCAGGAACTGGACGGTAGCATTCGACGGCTGCGGGTTCACCACCTGTACCTGCTCGCCCGGCAGCGTGCGCGCGATCATGCCCGGACTGATCGACTCGCCCAACGGTCGGGCACCGTCTGCCGGCCCGCTTCCCGGCGCCACGCCCTGCACCCCCAGCGGAGATGTCCCCTGCCCTTCGGCGGGGGTGATGATCAGCGAAAGGCAGTTCTGGATTTTCTCCGACAACCGCCGCGCGTCCTCGATCTCGGCGATATCCTGCAACGTCATCGCCACGGCACCCAGCCACGAAACCCCCCGCGCCTGCCCATGCGACACGCGCTCGAACATGTGATCGACATAGGCTGCGTCGACAAACTGCGAAGGGCGTCCGGTGCCAAGCGGATCGTTCGGGTGCTCGCCGAACAGCCAGTATCCGGTTCGCCGGTTCTGGCTGTTATACTGAACGCCCTGGACGATCTTGCCGCCGTCGGTGAGGCGGAAATTCTTCGACGCATCCAACTCGACGCCCGACTTGCCGACGATGCTGTTGAACGGCCCGTCGTTCCTGTCGCCCTGCCATACCGTCAGGCCCTCGCCGCCAACGATCATCTCGATAATGTCGACCTTGCCGTGACCATACCAGTCACCCAGGTCGTCGACCTTGCTTTCGGCCCAGCGGTCCCAATCCGCCTGCGCCCTTTCGCGAACGCGCTTCACCGGATGCGTGATCTGCACCGCAATGCCGTCGCCCCAGATCGCGGCGACCTGCTGGCGCACCCCGGCAGCAGCATATTTGTTGTTCTGAAACAGGTCCCATCCCGCCGCTGCCAGCGTCTTGCGATAGCGCAGCGTCTCGCCGTTGATCGAATTGGTCTGGCGGTTCCAGTTCGCAGTGCGGCGATTGTAGCTCGCGGCATCATAGGCCCGCACCCCATCGCGCGCGAGCTGGGCGGCGGCGATATGCGTCCGCGCAGCCATGCGCCGCGCCGCCCATGTAGGCGCGATCGGCGCGATCACGCCGTCAAGGATGTCGCCGAAGCCCATGGCGATCAGCGCGGATCGTACACGGCGAGCGTCGTCGCAGGCCGCACGCCCAGCGGCGCCGCTTCCGCAGCCGCCTGCCGCTTGAAATAATCGATCGCGCCCAAGAGGTCCGCGCGCGAGCGATACGTCTTGCGATCTCCCTCCGATTCGATCGTCAGCACGCCGCTGGCCAGCGCGGCCTCCAGCTTCACGATGTTTTCGGCGGTGGTCGTCATGACAGATAATCGTCCCTTACATCGTCGAGGTAGCGCCCGGGCGCGGGCGGCGGTGTCTTTGCGGGCGCGGGTCGCGCGGCCAGCAGCGGCAGCGCCAGCAGATCGGGCTGGCGTTCGTCCTTCGGTGCGTAGCGTTCGGCCATCAGCGCCGCCCAGTCGGCCTCGCTCAGCGTGTCGAGCATCAGCTTGTGCGCGGCGGCGATGTTATAGACCCGGCAGTCGAGATAATGGTTCTGACGCCCCGGCATCGGCACCCATCGCCGGTCCGGCACCTTGTTGACCATCTTGATGATGATGGTCTCGGCGGTGGCCTGTTCGTACCAGTCCTCGGGCACGTCGCGCCCCAGATGGACGTAGCCCACCGGGCGCACCACGTCGCCGCCCTGCTCGACTGCCGCCTGCACCGCCTTCACCGATGCCCGCAGAAAGCCGTACCAGGACGCCTTCACCCCGTTGACGCCCACGATATGCGCCTTGTCGTCGCTATTCTTCGACGCGGCGCCGGTGCGCTTGCCCTGCATTTCGTAGCGCAGCGCGACGCCGCGGCCCAGCACGGGCAATCCCCACCCCGCGCGCCCAAAGGTCGCGAGACGGTTGGGTCGCTTCGCACAATAGGCCTCGGCGGCTGCCGTGTGGTAGCCCGCGTCGACACATTCCTGGTCGATCGGGAACGTCCGCCCGCCGGGGAACGTCACGCCCCGTTTCGAATAGGCGTCCAGGTCCTTCCACGCGCCCTCGCCCGCCACATCGGTCGCGCCGGGCAGGAAGCGCGCGTCGAGCTGCCAGCTTTCCTGCCGCGGCGCATGCCCGACCAGCTCCAGATAGAGCCCGTCGCCCTGCACATCGACGCCCAGCGTCGTCGCGATCGGCCCGGCGGGCATCTGCCCCACCCCCCAATCCTGTTCGCGCAGCGCCTTCAGCGCCTCGTAATCGGGCGTGTCGCCCTTCAACTCGAACTCTTCGCCCTTGACCAGGTTGGTCCAGGTCTTGAGCTTGTTGATATCCCCCTGCGCCGCGACGAAGCCGATCGCCATCTCCGCCCAGCTCAGGAACGACGAGATGATGCCGGGCAGGTGCCAACCCCGCTTGATGCTCTGCGGCATCCGCTGGCGCCATGCCTGGAACGTCGCTTCGTCCAGCACCCGCGCCGGCGCCTCGCCATCGATCGTCAGCGATAGCCAGCCATCGCTCAGCTTCATCCCCGGCTTGCGCCAATGCTCGATCGGCACGCCGCAGCACGGCGCGATCAGATGCGCCCGCTCGGGCTGGCCGTCCGGCCACTGAATGTCGCCCCACTCGGGAACGAACCGCGAATCGCACTCCGGGCACTTGAAGTAGTACCGCCGCGGATCGCCCGCCCGATATGCCGAGCCGATCTGGCTCGACCCCTTGATGCGCGGCGTCGAAATCTTCAGCCGCTTGGACAATCCCCGCGACTTCCACACCCGCAACCGGGCATCGACCATGCCTTCCGGCGAACCCTGCCCCTCCAGGTCCAGCGGCCATTCGTCGAGGTCATCCTCGATCGCATAGCGCACCGTGCGCTGCCGCAGCCCCGCCGAGGAATTGGCCCCCGCCAGCAGGATGTAGCCGCCCGAACGGTTGAACAGGATCTTCTTCGTCGTCGATCCGTCGCCATTGGCCAGCCCCTGCGCGCGGATCGTGCCCCCGCGCTCGGGGCTCAATCGCGGCGTGGCCTCCACCATCGGCCAGAACTTTTCCGCTGCCCAGTCGAGCGCGGCCTGAAACGTCGCCTGCACGAACAGCACCGGGCCGGGGTGCAGGTCGCTGATATAGCCCAGCATGTTTTCCGCCGATGCCGACCCGCCCGACTGGGCGCACTTCATCAGCGCGCCTTCCTCGCACGGATCATGCGCCGACATGGCGTCCATGATCTCCACCAGCTCCGGAGCGGTCTCGTTGCTCCATTGCCCCGGTATCGGCGCGTCATCGGGGAAATGCCGAAACCGCGCCCATTCCGAAACCTTCAGCCGCGGCGGCGGCTTCAACCCCTTCGCCATCGCGCGGTTGAGCCGCTTGGCGTTCCGCCGCAGCGTCTCCGCCGCCGCCGGGCCGAACCGCGAATAGGCGAAGCCCATCAGGCCGCCAGCGCGGCGACCGCTTCGTCGCTATCGTCCTCGCTCTCTTCCTCGTCGTCGGCGTCCATCACGCCGCTGGCGACCGACGCCGCCAGCGCGGCAAACGCCTTGCCGGTGGCCTCGTCGAGGATCGCCATCACGGCGCGGACATCGCCCGTGGCGGACAACCGCTCGGCGACGCCGCGCAGTTCCGCCGCAACCCGCTCCCGCGCCAGTCGCCCCAGCTCCGAAGCGCGCCGCTCCATCTCGACCAGCGCGACCAGCTCGCCCGCCGTCTGGGCGTTCTTCATCCGCCGCCCGTACAGATCCTCGTCGACCAGCTCGGCCCGCGCCTGCGCCAGGTTGCGCGACGCGGCGATCGGCAGTGCCGGTTCCTCGACGGGCTCCAGCTCCAGCTCTGTCGCGCTGGCAACGCCACTGGTCGGGCGCCCCCGCATCGGATCGAGCCGCGCGTTCAACCGCGCCTCGCTCCGCTCCACATGCACCTTGGCCCGCCCGTCCGCATCCTCCGCGAAGACCAGCAGCCCGGCATTCTTCCAGTTCGTGACAGCCGACTTCCCCACGCCCCGCCGCTTCGCGAACTGGGTCTGGGTTTCGAGCGTCATCACTCCCTCTCGTTCAATGCCGTGAACGGTTCAGTTCACAAGGTTCAAAATCCAAAACAGCCCCTGAACACCAAACCCCTGCGCTCTGCCCCACCGCATTACCCGACACCCCCCAGAAAGGACCCGCCGTTGTCCCAACATGTGAAACAGCACCACGCCCCGCCCGACTGGTGTCTGGCGGGGCGCGGCGAGGACAGGGGAGGGATGCGTGCCGGTTGCACAAGGCTGGCCGAGCATGACGGGAAATACGCGATAAATGCCCGCCAAACGAAGGGGAGAAATCTTCACGCACGAAGATTATTCGCTTGACCGCGCAAAGCCCTACTAAATGCTGGCGTTTGCGCGGCGGCAGGCCGCACCGATCGCACGATCGAAGCGACCACGCAGGGCATCCGGCGTCGATCCGTCCCCCAATGCCGCAGCGACGCGCTTCCAGCTTGGCCTATCCTCGTGCTGAAGCTGAGCGAGCACCAGGCCAACCGCCTTGCGATCCCGCTGCGCTATGGCGTCCATCCATCCAAACGCTTCGTCCATCCGTGCCACCTCGGCAGTGGTGAGGCCGGGCAGCTTTGGCAGCGCATCGCGATGATAGTCGTCGCTGTCGATCTGATACAGGCGCCGCGCTTCCGCCTCGCTCAGCTGGTAGCCCTTGTAGATCGACGACACCCCACGGCTGCCAAGGAAGCTGCGCTCTCGATCGGGCAACCGCATCAGGAAGCCATAGGCCTCGACCAAGCGCGCCTGGACATCATCGAACGACAACAATTTTCCAAGCTCAGAACCCATTCTACCAACTCCGGACAGTTGTTCTCACTATGATTATCTACGTGTGCGCACACATGTAGATGTCTAATTCCTGACGACACTGTGCGTACTGTGTTAAGCGCCTGACTTCACACGCTTTCGAACTGTCCGTAGTACCGTCAGGCAACTGTTCGGCTAACCGTCCGGAACGCTCCGTTCGCGCTCTATGGCCGCCCCGATCCCTGGCCCCGCCGTCGCGCTGGACACTGCACCGGACACCCTGCCGGACAGTCCACCGGACAGTTGTTTGATCATGGCACAATCCAATCCGTGCCGCCGAGCGCGCCCGATCTCTCAACGCCGCAAAGGCGTATCCCGCGCCGCACCTTGCGCCCCGCCGAGTCCTTGTCGGCATAGACTTGCAACTCGTTGAGCAGCGTCCCGAACCGAGTCTGCGAGAGAATTGCTTCATCCTTGTCGCCCCGCACGTCCCGACAGAACTCCTTGAAATCCTGATACAAGTCAGTCGCACCACTGGATGCTTCGGGATCGGTGAGCGTACAGCGCGCCTCGATCCACTCGCTCATCGCACTGCCGGTCGCCCAGAAACTCGACATGGCCCGGCGCGACATCTCCGGCTCGGGTATCTCACGGCACTCCAGCCACTCGCACGCGCCCTCGATCATCCAGTTGAGTATGCCGCTGGCCTCGGCGCGCAGCTCCGCCGCTACCTCATCCTCGGGCCGATCCTCCACGCCCGGTGTCACGCCAAACTGGACGGTCCACGGATAGAGCTTCAACCTGCGCCGAAAGCCGCGATCGTCGCTGGGCGCGCGGGGCATATTGTTGCACTCGGCGATCAGCTTGAAATGGGGGCGGAAGGTGATTTCCTCCACGGCATGGGCGCCACGCGCGGTGACGTTGCTGCCGGTCACCTGCTTGATACGCTGACTTGACCAGGTGCTGCCCTTGCGCGGTTCGTCGATCACTACCAGACGCACGTCGCCGCGAAGACGGACAATGTCGCTCTGATGCGATGCCGAATTCTGTTCCTTGCTTTCGAGGAACGTCTGCGGGCTCGCCGACAGGAAATAGTCTCCCATCAGCTCGCCGACGACCTTGTTGGTCAGCGATTTGCCGTCGCCGCCCTTACCCTGATAAACGTAAAAGGCCTGGTCGCTGATCAGCGCCGTCGTACACATGCCATAGATGCGCTTGAACGCGGTCCGCGCCACCGGATCCGTGTGCAGCAGCACAAGGCGCTCGGTCCACTTCGGCGCCTGCGCACCGTCGACGAAATCCACCTCCGCCATCCGCATGAACATGTCACCCGGTCTATGGCCTTGATCGAACCGAGGAACCCATTTCCCCGTCATCAGGTCGCGCTTGAAACGCACCGTGCCGTTGCGACAATGGAACGCCAGGGGATCGCAGTCGAAATCCTCCAGCGCCGCACGCATCAGAAAGCGATCCTGATCGTCGACGATGCCCTGCGCCTGCTTCAGCATGCCGCCGCACCGTTCGCTGTTGCCGGATTTCATCGCCCAGGCGAACAGTTGCACCGCGCGCTCATCGGCCATTTCAGCGGTAAACTTCGGGCCATAGACAGCCCGCAATTCATCCGGCGACGCCATGCGCACCGCCCGCGCTTCATCCATGATCGCGTCGCACACCGCCATTGCCAGCGACAGCGCCCTTGCCTTGCCGTCGCGCAGGCTCCAACGCTGGCTATTGAAATGAACCCATTCGCCGGCACGTCCCAGCTCGCCGACGAATAAGAGCTTACCCGCAGCTACATCGGCGAGACGATAGGCATTGCCGCGATCGTTCAACTCTCGCCGCGACCGCCGAAGCGCCGCCCCGGACTCAGGCCCGCCATCGGGCACCAGCGGGCCGGAATCGCGATCAGCCATTGCCCACCTCCCGCGCGTCGATCAACGCCATGGTGCGCGACAGGCGGCGCTGCATCGCCGTAACTACCTTGGGGGCGCGAGCATCCGCCGGACTCGGCAATATCGCGGTTTCAATCGGTCCACGCACCCCCATCACCCGACGGTACAAGGCCCAGACGGCCTCCTTTTCCTCTCGGATAGACGGATCAGCCTCCAGGTCGCGCAACACCGCATTGATCTGGCCGGGCGCGAAACCTGCCGCCTTGGACACAGCCATAATATCCCGGATCGATTGGTTGATCTCGGCACGTTCCGCCCGCAACTCCAGCAACCGCCGCACGATCGCGATCAGGTTACGCTCGCTTGCCTCTTGCGTTTCGGGCCACGCATAGCCGCCGCCCTCCGCCTCTATTTGGCTATGCAATGCAGGCACCGACGGTCCGGACGGTCCGGATAGGCTCACCTCGCGCTCATACCGCGCCCGCCACGCCGCAAGATATTGCGCCCGCGTCTCTTCGTCGCGGATCGTGCGGGCGAGCGTGTCGAGCTGCTGCCACACGCCCGCCACCGCCTCCGGATCATCGCCAGCGGCCCCCGCTGCCACCGCATCGAAAAGCAGCGCCGCGATCGGCACCGCCTCGGTCAACACGGCCTCCACCGCGCGACGGCCCTGTTCCTCGCGCCCGCCCGGAATGGCGGGATCGAAACTGCGGGCTACATCGTCGGGATCCTGCCCCTGGGGGAACAGCGCCACCGCCAGCGATCGGCCCGGGGCGATATGGGGCAACGCGGCGGTACAGGCGCGGATGGCGGCCGCTCGCCCTGGCACGTCGCCGTCAAAGGCCAGTATAGGGCGATCCACCACCCGCCACAGCCGCTCCAACTGCCCGCCCAGCGCCTCGGGCCCGCCACAGGTCAGCGCGGTGCCCATCGGCGCCACCACTTCGGCGATGCCCACGCTGTCCAGCGCGATGACGTCCATATAGCCTTCGACGACGATAATCCGCTTTGCCGTCCGCGCCGCGGGCGCTGCGACGTGTAGGTTGAACAGCGTCGCGCCCTTGTCGAATATCTCGCTATCCGGACTGTTTTTGTACTTCGGTCCGTCACCGGTCAGCAATCGGCCGCCAAAGCCGATCAGGCGACCGCGCGCGTCATGTACCGGAACCGTGATGCGCGCCCGGAATGTCTCGCCCCACTTCCCATCGGCCTGCCAGATCAGGCCACTGGCGACGGCTGCCTCGAAGGACACGCCCAATCCCCGAACATAGCCCGATCGCGCCGGCGCCCAGCCCATGCCGAAACGCGCTATTGCCGCCGCATCGATGCCCCGCGCGGCGAGATACTCGCGGGCCACCCCAGTCGCCTCCAGCTCGCGAGCAAACAGCGCCTGCGCCGCCTCCAACGCGGGGCGAATGCCATCGATCCGGGCCGCCCGATCCTGCGCGGCCTGCGACGGCGCGGGCACGTCCATCCCCGCCGCATCCGCCAGCGTCTTGACCGCTTCGATGAAATCCAGCCCCTCATGCTCGGTCAGCCACCGGATGGCATCGCCATGTGCCCCGCAGCCAAAGCAGTGATAAAATCCCTTGTCGTCGTTGACATAGAAGCTGGCCGTTTTCTCGTTGTGGAAAGGGCAGCAGGCGCGATACTCGCGCCCGGCCTTTGTCAGCTTAAGTGCGCGACCGACCATCGCCGAAAGCGGACTCCGCGCGCGCAGCTCGTCAAGGAATTGCTGAGAAAGCGCCATGGTTTACGAGCGCTGCAACGGGGTGCCGAGGCACAGGACATTGGAAACTGGCGACACGAAACCCCTCCCGGAAACACGGGCAAATACGAACTAGGTGACGGGATGCTCGGCACCCGTCCCGCCGGCGGGCAAGGCGCGGCGGCATGGGCAACTCCCTACCCATGCCGCCGATGCCGAAACTCAGGGCGATGCGCCGCCATCGTCGAGCACCGCATCGACGATCCCGTCTTCGACCACCGCCTCCACGATCCGCGCCGCCAGCACGCCCACCGTCACCCCGCGATCGGCGGCATGGGGCAGCAACCGCGCGACGATCTCGCGCGACAGCGGCAGCATCTGTGTGTGGGGGACGGGGGAGGCCCTCATGCCACCGCCCCGAACATCCCGCCCGGAGCGAGGACGGCAGTCGGATAGACGGGATAATCGCCGGGCCGCTCCAGCCGACGACGGCAAGGCGCGATCCAGCGCGCGCGGGTATCCCCGGCGCCGCCGATCATCCACACCAGCCAGCTATAGCTGGTCGCAGTGGATGCTTTTGTCCCCGGCTTGTCGGCAAAGGGATCGAGTTTGCCCGCCTGCACCAGGCGCCCGCGCAGGATCACCACGCGCTCCGCAAAGTGCAGCTCGAAATCGGGCGGACGCTTCGAATACAGCCGCTCATACCGATTCTCGCCCTCGACGAACGCGCTTCGAACGAACATCGCCACGGCCACCCGCGCCCGCCCCAGCGCCACGTGAATGAACGCCTCGCCTAGATTGAACGGCGGGTTGGCGACGATCACGTCCACCATCGGCTCGGTATGCCCCGTGGTCGCGAAGTCGATCAGCTCGGGCTCATCACCCAGCACCCAATCGGGATAGCGCACGACGTCGCTGGCACGCACGAACGCGAGATATTCGCGCATCGGGAGCACCATATAGCCCCGGTTACAGCACGGCTCCCACCCGGTGAGCTTACCCAGCGGCAGGCCCTGTGAGGCCAGAAACTCGCACAGCGCCCGCGTCGCCCAGGGCGGCGTCGGAAAATCGTCGAGCGAGTCATGCGCTTCGACGCGACGCTGCATCACGGCAGTGGATCGGTTCGGGCCGGTCACGCGCCGACGTCCGGCTGCGCTATGGGACAAAAGGTTGATGTGCAGGCCACCGCGCGCGCGACGCCGACCATTGCATCGCACTGGCTGCACCATATCCGCCGCACCCCGGCCAATGCCGGGCCGCGGTTCTGCTGCAACTCCGCAACGGAGCGATGGTCGCGATAGGGAAACCGCCCGGTGGCGGCGCGGGCTTTAGCCATCGTCACGACTTCCCCCGCCCCGCCGCCCGAGCAGCCCGGCAGCATCCAGCATCATGCGCACCACCCGCCGCGTCGCCGGGCTGTCCGCGCCGCCGACATGCAGCCCGGTCGTCACCTCATCGGCAAACGCCGCCACATGCCGGATCGTCAGCGCCCCGGTATCCGCATCGATCGCCCCGCGCGCGACGGCGGCACGGACACGATCGGCATGTGCCGCCGCATGGCGCACCACGCCGACCCGCTCATCGGCCCGCGCCTGCGCATCGATGTCGCCAAAGGTCCGGCGCGTCATGCGGGCAACCCGTCAATGTTGCCGGTGACGACGCGGAAGGTGAGCGCGACGACCCATGGGTTCGCGTCCCACGCATCCTCACCATGCAGGCTGTTCCAGAGCAGGCGGTAGGCTTTGGCAGCGGTTGGCCCCCAGCATTCGCCCGCACGGGTGAGCGCGTAGCCTTCGAGCGCCGGGGCCAGGCCCTCGGCAATTGCATCCGCCTCGCGGATCGACTGCAACCGCTCGACCCGCACGTCCTCGACGATCAGCGTCAGACGCGAGGCCCAGCGCGGCATGTGCATCCCTTGGCGGTGCTTGCCTGGTACTCCCACCGGACAGCGGCCATGTTCGCTACTATCCGCGAGGTAGAGTACCGGCGTGTTCTGATCGAGGTCGCGGGGCGCAACGCCATTGTTCCCGATAGACGTCTTCCAATGTTCTCGCACATAGAGTCGGTCATCGGAGGAGTAGGGCACCCTGAATGGGGCGCTGGCCTCCTCGCTGCCGTGGATCATCCAATCTAGTCCAGCATGGCGGTGCGCGCGAAGCCCGGAAAAGTGGGGATTGACGCCCTCTTTAAGCACGGGGTGGACTAGCCGCCGCGTCTGCGTCTTGCGCCCGTCGAGCAGCGCGCGCACCATCGCCGCGGAAAAGATGATGGGGCGATCCCGCTTCCCCGCGAGCATATGGGCGACTGAGATTTTCATGCGGGCATCCCGTCATGCGTCGCGCCGTCGAGCATCCGCCCTGCCGCCTTCTTCCCGACCCGCTGAAACGCAAAATGGTCATGATCCGGCACCGCCCAAATGCCATCATCCCACTTCGGGTCGGCATCAATGTCGTCCGGAAAAAGCGCGTGATGATCTTCGCGAAGTCCGCTTTGCGATTGCCATTCAGGTGGGCAGCCCGGTTCCCACGGCAACCACTCCCCCCATTGCTTGAAGAAGAACGGCACGTCCGCATCGGCGCACTGGTCGCGCAGCGAGCGCACCCAGGCCGGGTGCATCGGGCGGGCGCCGTGTCCGCTTTCACCGCCGACAATAACCCAATGTAACAGACGTTCGCGCGACGGCCCGAAGACCGGAAATATGTCTAAGTCGACCGGGCCCAACAGCGGCTCGACGGACAGGAATCGCACCGCGCCGGGCGTTGCGAGCAAATCAGGGATGCGATCGTCGGCGCGCCGCTGATCCTCAACCGACACGCCAAGCCAGACGTTCGCCAGAGGTATCGGGACAAACTCGGCATCCTCGTCCCTCTCGCGATCACCCAACGCAGCGAACAGGGCGGAGAACTTCACCAGTCCCGCGCGGTTCATGTCGAAACAGACCAGCGCCACCCGCTGCGGCATCCGTGGATCAGACAGATACGCCCGCATCCGCGCCGACCGCTTCGTCAGGATCTGGTGCTGGTGCTGCGGCGTCAGCGCGCAGACCGCGAACACCTTGTCGATCCATGCGTCGGGCACATTCTCATGGAACAGGTCGCCATGCGCATTCCAGAATATCCGCCGAGGACGCTTCCACGCGAGCGGTTGCAGCAGCGCCTTCTCGTTGAGGCGAACCTCGCCCGTCCAGACCATGCCGCCGGCGGTATGCTGCGTCAGGCCGCGCCGCGCCTCGAACCGATGCGCCTGACGCATCGCGTAGCAGCGCTTGCAGCCCGGCGAGAGCACGGTGCAACCGTTGACGGCGTTGACCGTGGCATCGGTCCATTCGATCTTGGTCCCGTCAGCCATCAGAACCGCCTCGGCAAACGAGGATTAGGCTCGCGACACGGCGCGCACAGCCCATCCACCAGGCGCGCGCTATCCTCGCCGCAATCGCCGCAAATCCCCGGCACGCCCGCCACCACCGGCACCCGCGCCGCCGCCAGCGAACGCGCAAGATGCGCTTCCGCAAGCCGCTGCGCATGATCGACCACATCCGCCATCACGCCGCCTCCTGCCGGGGCGCGGACCAATGGCCGGCCGCCGTCTCCACCATTTCGATTTCCTCCGGGTCCTGCGGCACCGCCTCGGCGCCACGCTCGGCGATCGTCAGCCCTTCCAGCAGCGCCAGCTCGGCGCGCAGACGGGCAATCCGCGCCGGTCGCTTGTCCGCCCAGCGCTGCTCGCGCGCGACCAGCGCGCCGCGCCGCTCGGCCTCGGCATGCGTCAACGGGCGCTCGCGCTCGACTGCATCCAGCGCGAGCAGCCCCTCGACACACTCGTCTGCCGTCACATAGCGCCCGACATACTCGCGGTTATACTGGAGCCGCCGCAGCAGCCGCCGAACCTCGGTCTCGCGCGGCGTCAGCGATCCGCCCCGCCGCTCGACCTTGGCATAGAATTTCAGCAGGGCGTCCTGCTCGGCAATGTCGAGCCTGCGACCGAGCAGTGCCGTCATGGACTGCACCGCCGCCATCACGCCTCGCCCTGCGGCGACCAGGTCGAACACCCGCTGCCGACGATCGTCACCACCCGCACGGTGCCACCCATGGGCAGCCCCACCAGAACGCTGCGGATCAGCGCGCGCCGGTGCAGCTCGCCCATCTGGCGGTTCGCCATCTCGCTCCGCTTGAACCCCAGCATCGCCGCCAGATCGCGGTCGCTCGGGCATCGCTCGCCTTTGTCGGCCAGGTCCTGCAACAGGTCGAACAGCAACCGCGCCTCGGCGCGCAGGCCATGCGCATCGGGCGGCGCCGTCGCCTGCCCGAACGGCAACGCCGTCCGCTCCGCGCGATAATCGAACAGCCCATCTCCGCGCGGACGCTGCGCCAGCATCTTGACCAGCCCCATCGCGTGCAACTGCCGCGCCCGTTCGCCCACGCCGCCGCGCCCCAACCGGGGCACCCGCGCATAAATGCACACCCGCCCCGGCCCGGCCTGCATCGCCCAGCTCGTCAGCGCATGCCCCGATGCCAGGAACTCGCCCGCCATCCCGGCCAGCGGTTCCTCGGCATCGATCGGGCGATGCGCGGCGGGTGCCGCCTCGGACACCGTGAAAAGAGGTGCCGGCGAAGGGACGGCAACAGGCTCGGGGTCGGGCCTGTGCTCGGGGGGGCTGGGCACTGCCGCCCCTTCGCCGACGCCGGACGCGCGGGAACCGCCCCCGGCATGGCGCCCGCCGCTTCGACCGGCGCCAATCTTGTTGATCGGCGCCACTGCGCCAGCATCCTGTGTAATGCCCCCCATGGCGATCACCCCACCAGTGCCGGTTGACGACGCATCATCGCTCAATGCCCCTCGGGCCGGGGCAGCGGCTGCTCGCACCAGCGCAGCGGCCCACCGCGCCACCAGTCGCCCGGCTGCACCGCGCCCTTGGTAACTTCCGCGATCGCCGTCGCCTCGAATGCCTCGGGAACCACGCCGCCAAGGAGCAATCGCTCGACGAACGCAGTGCCCGTTTCGATCGCTGCGGCAATGCGCACTGCCCGAACCACGGGCATCGAATCCTCGGCAATCCACCAGCCAAGCCGATGCGCCCCGTCATTCGCCGGATGCGCATAGCCTGCAGCCGCTTCGATCTCCGCCACCGCGGCCACGACGGATTCGCGCGGCAGGGTCACGATGCCCACCCCCGCCGCATCTGCAATTGCAGGTCCAGCACCGCCAGCGCGCCGATGGCGTGCGAAGTCTCGCGGATCATATCGCCTGGCTCCCCAACCGCGCGCAAATCCGCGCCCACAGCGCCTGCGCGCGAAAAACCGAAATGTTCGCCGCTTTCGCTGCGGCGGACAGCGTCTTTCCCAGGCTCACGGCCTCCGCGATCACATCCATGTCGCGGTCATCCTTCGACACGGAACGCGCCCGGCGTCATGATCGCGTAAGGGGTCTCGCGGATCATGCCCGCCCCCGCCGCATCTGCAATTGCAGGTCCACCACCGCCAGCGCGGCATGCGCCTGGGCGATCTCGATACGGATCGCATCGATCCGCGCCTCGCTCATCGGCCCATCGGCAATCGCGGCACAGATCGCCTGCGTCACGTCCGCCGCCTCGCGCGCCACGCTGCCGACCGATCCGATCAGGTCGCCGTCGCACGGCACCCCGGCGGGCAACGCCGCAAACGCACCGCCGATCATGTCGCACACCGCCCCGATCAGGTGCGGAGCGCCCTCGCGGTCCGCCGCCACCCGCTCCAGGTCGACGGCGACGTCAATCGCCAGGAAACGGTCGGGATGCTCGAACGAATAGCAACGCTGCAGGTCGCTCTTGCCGATCCGCGTATAGGTCGCCGCCGCATCCAGCCCGCCGACCGCTTCGATCAGCATGCGCGTGCGATGCTTCAGGTGGCGCAGCGCGGGCGTCATGCGTCGCGCCCTTCGGGGAGGGCGTTTTCGTCGCCCTCCCCCTCGGCTACAGTTGCAGGCGGCAAACAAGCAACTGGAGGCGATGATGTCGCAATTTTTCGAAGGGTGGCGTCTAGACGCGACTGGAAAACCCGTGCTGCATCAACATCACGGATCCCGCACACTGACAGCGCACGGACTTTGCTTCCTTCGAATCGAAACGTTCGAAAGTCCGGAAGCGCTGGCACGCGGTGACTATCAGGATCTGCAAATGACATTGACACCACAGGCGGCAGAGGCGCTTGGGCTGATGCTGCTGAAGACGGCGGAACTTGCGCGGCAACAGGTGCACTGACACACACCGTCACGCCGTCGCGCCCGACATCCACGCCGACGGTGATTTTCGGGCGGCGCGTCGTCATGCGTCCAGTCCTTCGGGGAGGGCCGATACGCCGCCCTCCCCTTTGGCCACAGTCGCCGGGAGGACGGGAGCGACTGGAGACGGATCGCGGAGAGACCGGGGGAAACTTCGCCGGGTTTTCCCGGTGACGTGCCCTCGGGGCTAGGGGTATTTACGGAGTTGTGAACAGCGCAATCCTCTATGGGCCGCGACAATGAGCGAGCTGCAACGACAAGCGCGACATCGGCGCTCAACTGTTCGGCAGGAATCCTGCCGCCCGACCATTGCTCGATGGCCAGCGCGATGCGGGGCGAGCACTGCACCTTTCCATTCTCGATGCGGCTCATATAGCCCCGGCTTCCAACACCGATGGCAGCGGCAAGTTCGTCCAGCGATTGGCCGCGCTCATCGCGTATCGAGCGTATCAAAAGGGGTGCGGTCTTCATGCCCCTAAGTTTCTCTATAGGAAACTTTCTGTCAAGCCCTCATCGCCTCGCGGTTTCTCATTTCTGTAACGACCTGAAATTGTGCGTTTCTTACAATGCAACCATGACCGAGGGGCAGCCGAACTGGTTTTTGCGCGAGTGGATCGCCGACAAAAAGATGCGCCAGAAAGACCTTCTCGACCGAACGCAGTGGCAGAAGAGCAAGCTCAGCAAACTGGTCAACGGCGGCTCGAATTACACGCGCGAAACGCTCAACGCTCTGGCGGTCGCGCTCGGCATAGAGCCCTATGAATTGCTCATGCGGCCCGAACGGGCGCGCGCAATCCGCGAGTTCGAATACAGCGCATACAAACTGGCGGCCGAGGGCAGGATGCCCTTCAGGCCGGAGTAGAGAACGCCCTGGGGGCAGGGCGACAGGGGAGGGGCCGATGGCACTGATCGATATCTGGAACACCGTTCGCGGCCATAGCGTGGCGCCGGGCGAGCCGCCGGAATTCAAGGCCAACGTTCCGGAGGATTTCGAAGAGGAAGAAACGCCCGACTCCCGCGAGCCACCCGCGCCGGCGACCAGCATCAGCGGGTTCACGTGCATCATCGATTATGCCGATTCGAAAGGGCGCGACAGCACGCGGCGGATCACCTGCGTCCGCTTGGAGAACAACGCCGGCACGGAATATCTGCGGGCCTTCTGCCATGAACGTCGCAGCCACCGCCTGTTTCGGTGCGACCGGATCGAAACCTATTACGACATCGAAACCGGCGAGGTCCTGAATATCGGCTCTATCCTCGGCGGGAACCCGGTTATGCTCCGCCAGGCCGCGCCCCTGCACTGGGGTCTCTCCCCACGGGATTACGCCGACATCATCGCCGGGCTGAACATCCTGGTGTTCGTCGCCCGCTGCGACAAGCACTGGCACCCGATGGAACAGGCGGCGATCGACAGTTTCGTAGAGACCTTCTGGCTGCACAGCGGGTTTCGCCAAGACATTCCGATCGACGACATCATCGCCCACGCCGCCAAACTCCGTCCCGATTCGGAGATTTTCTACGGTGCCCTTCTCCGCGCCGCGGAGCGCCGCACTCTCCGCAATACGATCCGCAAGCATATAGCCGCCGTGATCGAGGCCGACGGCGTCGTCACCGACGAAGAATTCTACTGGGGAAATCAGGTCGAAAGCTATCTATCGGGCAACTAGCGCTCGCCTGCGGTTTCCTTGAAGGAAACATTCTGCTTGACAAGCTAGTTTCCTATTAGGCAACTATCGCCTCCGAACCAACGGAGGCGACCATGTCCCTGCATTCCCCTTCCCCCCACGGCCCAGGCGCGCTGCCCCAGGGTAAGACCCGCGCCCTCGCGGCATTCCTCGCCCTCCCCGCTGCCCGCCGCGACGAGCCCCTGACGCGCAACCAGCGCTTCTGCCGGGTGCATATCGCCGGAGACCGCAACCCGCCCTTCGCCACCGATCCGGCCCCCACCGGCCTGCGCGCCTTCGCGATCGGGCTCGTCACCGGCGGCGTCGTCACTGCGGTCATGACCGTGATCATGGCGGCGCAGCCATGATCGGCCCGACCAAATACGTCCGCCGCGCCGCGCTGTTCGGCCTGCTCGGCGGCACCGTGGGGGGCGTCGCCGCATGGGCGCTGCTCTACACCGTCGCCCGCGCGATCGGACTGGGCGCATGAGCCCCGAAACCCGCCGCCGCATCGACGCCTTCCTGCTCGGCCCGGCCGCGCAGTGGGTCTTCTATGCGCTGATCGCCATCGCGCTGGCATGCTTCACGGGGTTCCTCGTGCTCACCATCGGGCACAACCTCTGATGCCCGCGCGCCGCCCGTTAATCTGCAAGCGCAAGGGCTGCGATGCGCCGCGCGATCGGGGGCATATCGTCTGTGCCGCTTGCTGGCGCGACATCCCCACCGCCCTGCGCCAACGCTACGCCGCCGCCCGCCGCCTGCACCTCACCCGCATCGCAAAGCAGCTCGGCAGCGACATCGTCCGCCTGCTGGGCCGCAAGCCCGACGCGGCCACCCCCAACCCCTACACCCGCATCGCCGCGCTGACCGGTGATCGCGATGGGTCGCAGGCGGCGGGGTGATCCTATCCCCAGGCGAGCGGTGCCATCGCCTGGAGCAAACCCCTTGGCATCATGGAGATGAAGATGAAGCGCGTATTGGTAACGACTGCTCACCGTGGCGTGTTCGCGGGCGAAATCGCCGACGATCAGGACCTGAGCGTCAAGGCAATGCCCCTCAAGAACGCTCGAATGGCCATTCGCTTCGGCACGACTCGCGGGCTCATGCAGCTTGCCGAAACCGGGCCGACGTCGAGCAGCAAGATCAGTGCCCCTGCTGACATTCCGATGCTCCACGACATCACCGCCCTGTTCGCGGTTACCGAGGAGGCATGGGCTGCATGGAACAGCTGATCACTGCCGATGACGTTGTGCGTCTCGGCGGTGCCTGTACCGATGGCGTCGGCACCCTGGTGCAGCGCCATGCGGCGAAAATCGCCGCAGCCATGCCTGTCAGCGAAGTTCTGACGCTGGTTCCCGAAAACCAGCATCAGTACGTGCTGCAGGCCGCCCAGCTCGGCGACGGCTACGGCGACGGCTACGGCGACGGCTACGGCGACGGCTACGGCGACGGCGACGGCTACGGCGACGGCGACGGCTACGGCTACGGCGACGGCTACGGCTACGGCTACGGCGACGGCTACGGCGACGGCTACGGCTACGGCTACGGCGACGGCGACGGCGACGGGAATGGAGGCTCTTACAAATGAGCCAGTCCTTTTCCCGAGCGACAGGATCGGAGGGGCGTTCCGCCCCTCCGATCAATGCCCGATCGCCCGACCAACAGCCTGTTCGTTTCCACCGCACGCGGAGGCGCAACGCTTCCACGCCGCCAGGCGCTGTGTACGTCGGACGCCCGACTATCTGGGGCAACCCGTTCAGCGACCGCCCACGCATCGGACATGCCCGAAGCGTGATTCTCTATCGCTCTTGGCTGGCAGGCGACCTCAGCCCCCATGTCATTCGGTGCGCCGGGTTCAGTGAAAACGAAATCAACGCACTCGCAAGATGGCGCGCATCGCTCATACCGCGCCTGCAATCCCTCAGACGACGGGACTTGCAATGCTGGTGCCCGCTCACCTCCGCATGGTGCCATGCGGACACGCTTCTGCGGGTGGTCAACCAGATGCACATGGACTTGGCCGCGTGAGCACGGCCCCCACCACAGGCGAAATCCTCGCCCTCGCGGTCGCCCAGGCGGCGGCACAGCGCGGCCAGACGATCCGCGCCTTCGCCGCCCCGCTGTCGAAATCTCCCAACGCATGGCTCGGCATGTTGCGCAAGGTCAGCACACCCACCCTCGAAACCATCGCCCGCGTCGAGGATCTGCTCGCCGGGCGCCCTGTCGCGCCGCCCCAACCCAGCGGCGGCAAAGGCCCGCGCGCCAGCCTGTCCGCCCGCGACGAGGCCGAACGCCTCTAAACCCTGCGTCCCACGGCGGTCACCGTCTATCGCGCCCTCCGCGACATCGCCGATCGCGGCGAAGTCTGCCCCAGCAATTTCGAGCTGGCCGACAGGACCGGGATCAGCGACATCAGCACGCTGAACCGCGCGACGCGGATGCTCGCCGATCGCCGCCTGATCCGCATTCAGGCAACCGCCGGCGGCGGGCGCATCATCCATATCGCCGTCACCGGCCAACGCACCGCACCCCCGCCGCCGCCAGCCCCCGACGCACCCCCGCGCCGCTATCTGCGCAGCGCAGTCGCCGTCCCTCGGGAAGCCCTGCCCCCGCGCATCGATCGCGATCCCTGCCCCCGCTGCGGCACCCGCGGCGACCTCGGCTGCCGCCATGGCCGCGCCGGGGTGAACTGGTGACATGGCTATACGTCCCCCCTCTCTCTGGAACGTCATCGAACTCTGCGCCGGCGGCGGAGGGCTTGGACTCGGCATCAAGCTTGCCATGCCTGGAGCGCGCGGCATCGCTTACGTGGAGAGGGAAGCAGCCGCCGCCGCGCTTCTGGTTACGCGCATGGAAGCGGGCGACCTGGCTCCCGCGCCTGTCTGGTCTGACCTCGGAACCTTCGATGCTCGACCGTGGCGTGGCCGCGTTCATTGCGTCGCTTCCGGCGATCCATGCCAGCCCAACAGCGTCGCCGGAAAGCGCGGAGGCGCCGACGACGATCGTTTCCTCATCGAACAGGTACTCCGCGTCGTCGCCGAGTGCCGGCCTCTCCGTCTCTTGCGCGAGAACGTGCCGGGGAACGCGGACGGACAGCTCGCCGCCCTCGTCCCGGCATTGGAAGCAATGGGCTATCGCGTTGAGGCGGGAATATTCAGCTCGGGCAAAACTGGAAATTCCCAAGGGCGCGATCGACTCTTCGTCATGGCCGACGACGAGAGTGTCGAGGGGGGGGTATTCCCGCGACCATGGCGACCCGGCGAAGGAGCGCCCGACGCTGGAGGGGTTGGCGACGAACTGGCGGACACCCATGGCATCGGACGATGGCCGCAAGGCATCGCCAACGACGCATCAGGTGATGCTCGCCAACCAAGCGCGCGCCTGGTCGGCGCCGACTGCGCACGACGGGCGAAGGCCGGGTGCAGATCTGCATTCGACACAGGGACGCAATCTGAGCCGCGAGGTGTCGAACTGGCCAGCACCTACGGTGATGATGACGGGAGACCGGACCTCACCGGATACCTTCGCGGCACGGCAGCGGCGCTTGAAGGACAGGCATGGGAGCGCGACCGGCAATGGCGCCGGCGTCGATCTGGCGATGGCCGCGAGGATGTGGCCGGCGCCGATGACGCGCGACTATCGCAGCGGCAGCTCGCAGAAATCCAGCGACGAACTTTGGGGCAAGAAGGGGCGCCCTTTGGAGCGGGTCGCGCTGGAGGCCTCCCAATCGTCGCTCCAGGACCAGAGGACGCGGCCTGGGCAGCAATCCTTGACTCCTATCCCCTTCTCGCCCCTGCCCTCGGACGGTTCGATCTCTGGGCAATTGCTCGCCGAAATCTCGGTCTTGCGCCGATGGTCGATGCGATCGGGCGGCGCGGCGGGATGGCGCGGGACATGGACCCGGCAACCAAGGCGGCAGCTCAATCCATGGTTCGCGGAATTGCTGATGCGCTGGCCAACCGGGTGGAGCGCATTCGACTGCTCGGAAACGGGGTTGACCCAGTGGCTGCATGGGATGCGTGGGTTCATCTCGACGCTCGACACTGCGAGGCGCGGGAGCGGGGACAAGCAGGGCGAGCTGTTTTGAGCAGCATAGCATGATCCCCGCCCGCCCCACCTACGCCACCGACTGGCCCGGCATCGCCGCGACGGCGGAGCAATTGCTTGCCGATCGCCTCGCCCGCGATCCCGATCTGGTCGCGGCGGGCAAGCTGCCGCCGGCGGCGGCGGACGATCGCGCGCGGATCATGGCCGCGATCGTCGCCCTGTGGCGCGCCGTCGTGCGCCGCGAGCCCGTGCCCGCCCTATCCGCGACCCACGCCGAAATGCGCGCCGATCTGGCAAAGGCGCGCGAGGTCCTGTCGACTCTGGCGGCATCCCGCCCGGACAATACCGCCCTCGCCATCCGCCTCGCCGCGGTCGTCGCGCTGGAATGGAACCACCGCCCGTGCATGCCAGGCCATGATCTGCCGTGGATTCTCCACGTCCACGCGGCGAACCTGCAGGCGCGCGCGATGGCCGCGAGCCCGGCCCCGGCGCCTGTGCAACCGCCCGCCCCGCAACCGGCGCCGCGTGCCTTCCGCCCCGCACAGACGGCGCTGCTATAATGGCGATCGACAACCTCTTCGCTGGCGGCGCGCGCATGGTGCATGCGGACGCCGTTGAGCTAACCCTCGCCTCTCTGCGCGCCTATTGGGACCGTCACGAACATATCGCCGTCGCATGGTCGGGCGGCAAAGACAGCACCGCGGCTCTGACGCTGCTGATCCACTTTATCGACATCGGCGAGCTGCCGCAGCCTGAGCGGCTGTACGTCTTGTACGCGGACACACGACAGGAACTGCCGCCGATCCAGGCTTCGGCAGAGCTGATAATGGCCAAGCTGCGCGAGCGGAACTGGATCGAGGTGATCGTCGTGCGCGCACCGATCGAAAAGCGGTTCATGCCGTATATTCTCGGGCGAGGGGTGCCGCCGCCCAACAACAACACGCTGCGGTGGTGCACACGTCAGATCAAGGTCGAACCGATGATCGCCGCCATGACGGAGGTTTTGGCGTCCATCCCCGGATCACTTCTGACGATCACTGGCGTGCGGGAGGGCGAAAGCGCGATCCGCGATGGCCGCATCCGCATGTCGTGTTCGAAGGACGGCGCCGAATGCGGTCAAGGCTGGTATCAGCAGGTACTGCCCGAGGCAGCGGGCCTACGCGGGCGCACAGCCACGCTCGCGCCCCTACTCCACTGGGGAGTGTGCACCGTCTGGGATTGGCTGAAGGTCTTTGCCCCTGCGCCGGAATTCGGAGGCTGGCCTACCGCCATTTTGGCGGACGCCTATGGCGGCGACGATGCCACCGAAGTCAACGCGCGCACGGGCTGCACGGGCTGTCCGCTCGCCAGCGAGGATAATGCACTTGCTGTCATCGTCGAGACCGAGGGATGGCGGCACCTGTCCCCGTTGCTCGAATTGCGCCCGATCTACCGGTGGATGCGCAAGCCGGCGCAGCGCCTTCGCAAATCCGGCGTCGAGCGCCTCAAAGATGGTTCGATCGCGAAGAACCCGCAGCGCATGGGCCCGCTCACGCTGAAGGCGCGCACGACCGCGCTGTCTCAAATATTGGATATTCAGGCGCGGGTCTGCGCGGGTGCCGTAGCCGCCGGCACTCCAGAGCGCGGCATCGATCTTATCAATGCCGAGGAAGAGGTGCTGATCCGCCAGCTGATCGCCGCCCGGACGTTCCCGGCAAAGTGGGATGGTGACGAACCCAGCGCCACCGCGTGGCTCGATGCCGTGTACGGCGACGGCACGGTACAGCCGATCCTCTTTCGTGACCTGGTGGGATCATGACCAATCCCCCCTTGTTACAAGGCTGCTCTCAGAGCGCCGGGAAGGGCCATAACCGCCTTCCGGGGCAGCAGGAGGGCGGATGGGCGCCACGCCCCTGCCCTGAGTGCCTGAAGCTGTTCGAGCCCAAGGTGCGCAATCAGCTCTTCTGCACCCCGCAGCACAATGCGGCCTGGAACAACCGCGCCACCGCACGCGGTCGGGTGCTGACGCCCCTCGGCATGGCCGCGCGCGTCACGCGCAACGGCACCCAGGGCGCGCCCGAACTGCGCGAGGCCGGGCGCGTCACGCGCAACGCCTACAACACCCTCCTGCGCAACTACCGCGACGAGGATCGCGAGGCCGGACGGATGCCCTGGGCGCAATACATGCTGCTGCGGCTGAAGCTTGGCTACGAGCCCCTGCGCTGATGCCCAAACCCCGCGCCGCCCCACCCCCGCCAGCCATGGACGAAGCGATCCTGCGCCTCGTCCGGGCGCTGGCGCGTGCAGCGGCGCGGGAGGATCACGCGGCGACGGTCGCCGCCAGAGGAAAGGACGGGATATGACTGGCGACATGAAAGCTATGACGCCGGGAGAGCGTCGCTTCCTGAAGCACCGATCCTGCGGGTGGTGTGCCGGCCTGCTGACTGCATCGTCCTGTGGGTCGATGTACTTCGGCGATGACGAGCGCTGCGATATGGTGGCGAAGCGCAAGGCCGCACTGGAAACGTACAAGCCGCGCCCTCGAAAGGACCCCCACCATGGTTGACGAACAGCAGGCGAGGGAATCCCTCGTGGCAGCGCTGACACTGTTGGCAGAACACGGGCTACCGCACGACATGTCCGAGGTGCTGGTATGGGGCAATCCGCGCCTACAGTGCCCGCCGGGCGCGCTTGCCAAGGTGCTTGCGGCGAATCGCGAACAGGCGCTGAGAGAGGCGGCGGAGAAGGTGCAGCAGATTGGTGTTAACCAGTCACAGCAAAACTTCGCAGGGCTGAACATTGCGCGGCTTGCCATCCTCTCCCTCATCGCCAAGGAGCCGGTGGGGTGAGTGTAGCCACCATTGACCAGCCCCCGCCCCAACGCGCACCCTGACGCGCGATGCCCAGCCCCCAGCCCCGCACCGCCATCTACGCCCGATTCTCAACCGAGCTTCAGCACGATCGCTCGATAGACGATCAGGTCGCGCTCTGCCGCGCCTATGCGCAGCGCGAAGGGCTGGCCGTCGTCGCGGTCCACGCCGATCGCGCGCGCTCGGGCGGGTCCACCATGGGGCGCGACGGGCTGCAGGCGCTGTTGGCGCAGGCGCGCGAGGGCGCGATCGACGTGGTGCTGGTGGAGGCGCTCGATCGCCTGTCGCGCGACATGGAGGATCTGGCGGGCATCCACAAACGCCTGACTTTTCAGGGGGTGCAGATCCGCGCGGTGCACGAAGGCGCCGTCAATACCGTGCTGGTCGGGCTGCGCGGCCTGATCGGCCAGCTTTATCGCGAGGATAACGCGCACAAGATCAGGCGCGGCCAGGAAGGGCGGGCGCGCGCCGGCCTGTCCCCCGGCGGCCTGCCCTATGGCTATGCCCCGGTCCCCGGCGAACCCGGCAAGCGCCGAATCGTCGAGGATCAGGCCGCCGTCATCCGCCGCATCTGCGCCGATTTCGTCGCCGGGCATAATGCGCGCGCCATCGCCGGGGCGCTCAATGCAGAAGGCGTGCCCGCGCCCGGCGGCGGCAAGTGGAATGCCTCGACCATCAACGGCTCGCCCGCGCGCGGGATCGGCATACTCAACAACGAAATCTATGCGGGCCGTCTGGTGTGGAACCGCGTCCGCATGGTCCGCGATCCCGATTCGGGCCGCCGCCTGTCCCGCCCCAATGCCGATGGCCAGCGCAGCACCACCGCCCTGCCCGACATGGCGATCGTCCCAGAGCCGCTATGGCAACAGGTCCGAGACAGGCTGTCCGCGCGTGCCGCCACCAAACCATGGCAGAGCCGCCGCCCGCGCCGCCCCCTCTCGGGCCTGCTCCGCTGCGGCGCCTGTGGCGCGGGCATGGCGGCGATGGGCAGCGACAAGAGCGGGCGCACGCGCATCCGCTGTTCGGGCCACCGCGAACGCGGCGACTGCCCCGATCCGCGCAGCTATTATCTCGACACGGTCGAACGCGCGGTGCTGGACGGCCTGAAACGCGAAATGCGCGATCCCCGCCTGATCGCCGAATATGCCCGCGCCTATCACGCGGAGCGCCAGCGCCTCGCCGCCGATACGATCGCCCACCGCGCCGATCTGGAGCGCCGCCTGGCCGCGATCGGCAAAGAGGCCGACAGGGTCACCGATTGGCTGATAAAGGGCGTGGGCGACCCCGCCCGGCTCGACGCGCGGGCAAAGCAGTTGATGACCGAGGAAGTCGATCTCCGCGCCCGCCTCGCCGACGCCGAACAGCCCGCGAACGTGGTGACGCTCCACCCCCAGGCCCTCGCCCGATACGCGCAGCAGCTCGAGCGCCTGTCCGAATCGCTCGGCAAGGCGATCGACCTCGGCGAACACGACGCCGCCGCCGCGATCCGCGAGCTGGTCGAAACCGTCACCCTGCGCCGCGGCGCGGACGGCGGTATCGAGATAGAGGTGCAGGGCAGGCTCAACAGCCTACTGCTACCCCCACCGGCACTGCGCGCCGTTTCGGGGGGATTACCGGTAGCGGAGGAGGGACTTGAACCCCCGACCCCAGGATTATGA